TGCTACTTTTACTTTTGTAATTGAAACAGCGGCTACAGACTTAGATATTAAAACTGACGGAACAGATAAGTTCGTAGGTGGAGTGCTTATGGGTAAAAGCGATGCAGCAGGAAAAGCATTTTTCTCAGGTGCAAGCAACGATGTTATAACTTTGAATGGCTCAACTAAAGGCGGAATAGTTGGAACAATCATTAAAGTTACAGCAATAGGTGCGGCCAAGTACGCGGTAGAAGGTATTAACCTTGCATCTGGTACTGTGGTAACTCCATTTGCTGACGCGTAAGGAGTAATTTATGGCAGACGCAGTAACCTCAACAACAATACAAGATGGTAATAGAATAGCTGTTATACAGCTTACTAATACATCTGATGGTACTGGTGAAAGTGCAGTCACAAAGGTAGATGTTAGTGCTTTAGCTGCTAACACTGCTAACGGTCAAGCTTGTACAGGCGTTAAGCTAGGTAGAATTGTTTATTCTACTTTTGGAATGAGTGTAAAACTTTTATGGAACGCTACTACTAATACTATCTGTTGGGATCTTAATTCAGACTATACAACAGATGAAGATTTTACAGGATTTGGAGGTATTCAAAATACTTCTGGTACTGGTAAGACAGGTGATATCAAGTTGACTACTACTGGACATTCTGACGGAGATTCTTACGTTATAGTCTTAACTTTAATTAAAGATTACAGCTAAGATGAATGGCTGAATATAAAGGCAAAACAGTAACTTTAAACAGACCCAGGGCTATTTCAAAAGGTAGTCCTGGATATGGTAAAAAACGCAAAGAAGTTTTTGTTAAAAACTGTAGTAGCGAAAGCAGTAGAGTTAAAAGAATTACCTTTGGTGATAAACAAATGGGGATGCACAAAGACAGCGCATCCAGAAAAAAATCATATTGCGCTAGAAGTGGCGGAATTAAAAGCGACAGATGTAGTGCAAACTACTGGGCGCGCAGAGATTGGAGTTGCTAATGGGATTATATTCAAACATACATGCAAAAAAAGAACGCATAAAACGTGGTTCAGGTGAAAAAATGAGAAAACCTGGAACTCCAGGCGCTCCTACCGCAAAAAATTTTAAAGATGCTGCTAAAACAGCAAAACCTAAAAAAATGAGTATAGGTGGGCCAGTAAAATCAAGAATAGCCAAAGGATGTGGGGCTGTAATGTCACATAAACGTAAAAAAACTAAGTTTTCTTAAGGAGAATAGAATGTATAGAAGAACTAAAAGCTACGCTACAGGCGGGAAAAAAAGAAAAGGTATGAAAAAAGGTGGCGGAGTTATGAAAACTAAAGGATATGCCACAGGTGGAGTTGCAAAACCTAAAGGCATGGCAACAGGTGGAGTAATGAAGACCAAAGGATATAAAAGAGGCGGCAAAGTATAAGGTTTTTAAAATGGCTTATTTACAAAGCAGCATTCCTTATTTCAAGTGTTGGGTAAGAAAAGAATATACACATAATCACGAAAAATATCATGGTGAGTTTTTACACGCTATGGTTATTGGCGTTACAACAATCCAAAAACGCTGTCTATCATTTCAAGTAATTTTTACTGGTGCAGAAACATACGATACAGATGAACCTAATGTTCATGGTGGTGCCATGTGGGCAAGAATGCCTATAACAGCTCTTGTTGGAGATACTCCTTTTGAAGAATGGCCTGAACCCATGGAAGTGTGGGCAGCTCAACCCTGGGACTGTGCATCTCGCACGCATAGTATATATGTATTAGAAAACTGCTCTCCATGTCCTTGGATGGCTAAAATTGATGGAAAATTCTACCCTGCAAAATATTATTTTACTGTAGATTACACAGAGTCTGATACATCTGATGATCCTGCTCAACATAAACAGAATCATGTTCTTGAATTATTAGACGCAGGAAAATGGACAGGAAATATAGTAGCTCTACCAAATAACAGGGTAAGAGTAACAAGACCTGCTCAGTTTGAGTTAGGAGAAGGTGCACCAGATTTTAAACCTTCTCAACATATTCATTACAGTAAGTCCAATTTAGATTATACTTTGGATGTAAATCAAGTATTTGACAATTTATACGCCCCAGAGGAAGATAAGGATTAATATGGCATTATCAGGTAGCACAAATTTTGAACCAAACGTAACTGAGTTTATTGAAGAAGCTTATGAACGCTGTGGTTTGGAGCTTAGAACAGGTTATGACCTAAAAACTGCTATTCGCAGTGTAAACCTTATGTTAGCAGAATGGGCTAATCGTGGTTTAAACCAATGGACTATAGAACAAGGTACAGAAACAGTTGTAGAAGGGCAAAATGATTACCCTTTAAATTCAAATATTATTGATGTATTAGATGTTGTAGTTCGTAGAACAGTAAACAATGTACCAACAGATATAAGCATTAGTAGAGTAAGTAGATCTGAGTTTATTAACATTCCTAACAAAACTACTAAAGCTAGACCATCACAGTTCTTTTTTGATAAGTTATCTACACCAGTATTAAAAGTATGGCCTGCTCCTGAAAACAGCACTGATGTTCTTGTATTTAACAAAATAGTAAGAATGGATGATGCGGATAAAGCTACAAACACTATGGACATGCCTTTTAGGTTTTATCCTTGTTTTGTTGCAGGCTTAGCTTATTACATATCATTAAAAAAGAATCCACAGCTTACTCCACAGTTAAAGTCTATATACGAAGAAGAGTTCCGTAGAGCTGCAGACCAGGATGAAGATAGAGCTTCATTTAGAGTAAGACCATACACTAGGATGAATTAAAATGGCTTACGCTTTAGGTAAGTTTGCAAAAGCTTTATGCGATAGATGTGCTTTTGAGTACAAATTAAGTGAATTGAAAGAAGAATGGACTGGTGCAAAGGTCTGTTCTCAATGTTATGAGCCTAAACATCCACAACTAGAACCATTAACTGCTAAAGCAGATCCAGAAGCATTATATAAACCAAGACCTAACAATGATCAAGAAGAAGGAGAAGGTTTTGTTGTTGTAGTAAGTTCATCTATTTTTAATTCTAATTTTATGAACCCATCAACATTGCCAACCAATTTTACAACTCCTAAGATGACAGGATCATTAGGGACAGTTACAATTACTACAACATGACATTAGCTCAATTAAAAACATTAATACAAAATTATGTTCAAAACGAAGAAACTACATTTGTAGCTACTCTTGATGATTTTATAAAAAATGCAGAAGATAGAATATTTGAGTTAATTCAATTAGATTACTTTCGCAAAAATGTTACTGGTATATTGACTGCTGGTAACACTTACCTAACAGCACCTAGTGATTTTCAAATGTCTTTTTCATTAGCTGTAATAGATGGTGATGGTGATTACCATTATTTAGATAAAAAACATACTACGTTTATGCGTGAGTACGCTGTAGATCCTACAGCTGTGACTGAGAGATCAAGACCACTATATTACGCAGATTTTGATAAAGAATTGTCTACAGCCTCTAACAATGGCTCTACATTGATTGTAAGCCCAGTTCCAGATCAAGCTTATAATGTAGAATTACACTATCTTTATAAACCAAATTCAATAGTTACAGATACTACGGGAACCTGGATTTCACAGAATGCAAGAAATGCTTTATTATATGGTTCATTAGTGGAAGCTAATATATTTTTAAAGGGTGAAAGTGACATGCAACAGCAGTACGAGCAACGCTTTTTACTTGAAATAACTAGATTGAAAAATCTTGCAGAAGCTCGCGGAAGGAGAGATGAGTACCGGTATGATTCATTGAGGTCTACGGTATCTTAAAAAATACATGGAAAAAATTGACAGTCTGAAGGGTAAATCAGTAGCCATAGTTGGTATGGGCAAAAGCTGGTTTGATTATAATCTTGCAAAATCACACGGAGTCCACTTTGATGAAGTATGGGCTATAAATGGTGTGGCTAGTGTTATTTATCACGATAGGGTATTTATGATGGATCCTGCCTCAAGGTTCCTTGACACCGATGATGCTGGCGGCCAAACAGAAAGTATGGCTAAACTGTTACAAGAACATGAAGGGCCAATATATACATGTGAACTAGATGCTAGATGCCCAGGTTTAGTTGATTATCCAATAGAAGAAGTAATTAGAGACACTAATTGTTACTATCTAAATAATACAATTGCTTATTCTATAGCATTTGCACTATGGAATGAAGTGGCTGTCATAAAAATGTTTGGAGTAGATTTTTCATATAAAGGCAATTTACATTTTGCAGAAGCAGGAAGAGGTTGTACTGAGTTTTGGTTAAGCAAATGT